GAGACTACAAATGAGTACCTAAGCGATTCAGAAGACGATAGCCTAGGGTTAGAAGGTCTTACCATCAGTGACTTACAAGATACTGAGTGGGGAAGAGATCATTTAGAGGTTATTACTGCATGACCTCTCTAATTGTAACAGTTTGTGTTATGATTCTTCTTTATATATTATTGAAGAATCTTAACTTTCATTAATCCTTTTTCTTTAACATCATGTCACACCCAAATCAACCTGAATACTTTACGCTTCTAAGCGTTTGTCCTTATGATGGAAGCACAACAATGCTTGGCATCTTTGAGGACATGGATGCAGTGAGTTATAGGCTCAAGCGTATGTACACATCATGTGGGGATGAATACCGAATTGAATGTTCACATCTACAAACAGCAGAAGAAGAAGCAGTTGCCTATAATGAGCAAGTTGTTTCACGTGTTGAACATGAGAAGGATAGAGAAGAGCAAGCAAGAAAGCTTAAAGAGTATGATGAATGGAAAGGTCAGATTGTACAAGATAAAGCAGAAGAACTATTGGAGGCAGCATGAATAAATATAAATCAGACTTATATAAAGAAGTAGTTAAAAATACTAGGTTCTTAAATGAGCCTAGTATTAACCCTCCTTCAACTAATAAGAAATTGCCTAATTTAAAGGCAGTTCGTAACAATTACAACCTTCATTCGTGGGGCTAAACATGGCATCTAAAACCTACAAAGTTACTTTAACTGTTAAAACCAATTCAGACCCTAGAGATATATTGGATTTTATTAAACGTCGTATTACCGATGCTTTGCCTGTAATTGAATTAAACTACAATTTAATAGAAGAGAGAGATACAAATACTGAACATCATGGAGGTATAGAAGATTAAAAACTTATCACACTCATCAACTAAAATCAGGGACCCATCTATGACAAAGTATCACGTTACTCTAGCCAGTGGTAGAGACTTTATACTCAATTCTGGGTATGAAGTATATGAAGCAGCTTATGATGCATATGAAGAAGCTTGTTTACATGATGATTATCTCGTAGATGTGGTACCGATCGATGACTAAAAAAAGAAAATACTTTCCTAATAAATGGAGTCAATACAAAAAAGCTCCATCCAGTTATTTCAATCCAAGGCCTACATTTGAGGAATTCATGGATTGGAAAGTCTCAGGTTGGGAAATTCCATATGAAGTATCTTGCATAATTCGGGAAGAGAATTTATGTACTGGTAAAATAAAAGAGTATGTATATAAAACTGATCTTGGGGCAAAAAAGAGAATAAAGAAACTCATGGAAGCAGGTACTAGTACATTTTTAGTTTGCGGTATCGATAGCATCCATGATATGAAACCCGAACACCTTATGGAGGAGGATTATGAAGACCCGCTCGCTTGAAGACATCATTAGTTATGAAAAGCAGGCCTTAGACTTGCTTGACCCATCTCACCCAAATTACGAAGAAATCAGATCTCTATTAACCGATCAAATCAACGACGAGATCAAAGATTATGCCAACACCCGCTCAGATTGATGAACAAGTAACACTTGAGAGAGATCAAATTTCTCAGGGGCTCAAAAGGCTTAGAACAAACACAACTAAGCTTGAAGAGAAAAGTTACGCATCAGCTACCGTATATGGTATATCTTCTATTGATGTTCTGTTACCTCTGGTTGTTGAGCGTATAAAGCGCACAACTAATCGTATTAAAGAAGGTAAAACAGGTCAATCATTTAAGGAGATACAACATTACTTAGCTGATTTAGAACCATTAGCTGCTGCTGCCATTGCATGTAAACTAACTTTTGATAAAGTATTTAGTTATAAAGAAGGCAGTAATCAGATAGTTAATGTATGTGATTCGATTGGGAAAGCAGTAGAAGATGAATGCCAAATGCGTCATTATGAAAAATCTGCTCCTGCTTTATTAGAAACATTGAAGAAAAACTATTGGCACGCTTCAATTGGTACAAATCAAAAGATTGTAGTGATTCAAACATTAATGAATCGCTACGATGTTCAGAAATGGTCACCTTGGGGGCGTTCTAACAGAGTAAAACTAGGCGCATGGCTACTTGATTGTATCCTAGAAACAAGTGGATGGTTTTATAAGGATATGAGACAAGAAGGTAAGAGAAGAGTTAATTATGTAGTACCTACTCCTGAATTTATATCTATTAAAGATAAGGTAATGAAGGACAGTGAATTGTTTGCTCCTTTATCTTGGCCAATGTTAATAGAACCAAATGACTGGACTAATGAGAGGGCAGGTGGTTACTTACTTAACGAGGTTATGCGTGGAAATGATATGGTTAGGAGAGGCGATAACGGGTGTATACAGGGAGAGAAACCAGTAGCTTTCTTGAATAGGATACAAAAAGTCGGTTATCGACTGAATCAATTCAATGTAAATGTAGCTAAACAGCTCTTTGAAAAAGGTATCAGTGTAGGGAAATTTATTCCCATTGTAGAAATGCCTCTCCCACCAAAACCTCCAGATATAGCAGATAATGAAGACTCTAGAAAGAGTTATCGTAGAGCTGCTGCCGAGGTAATGAATAAGAATGCTAATGCGTTCAGACGTTCATGCCGAACACGTATGACTATGGAGGCGGTAGAAAGGTTTGAAGGTAAGGAATTCTTTTTACCATGGTCTTTTGATTATCGTGGTAGAACTTACCCTATACCAGCTTTTCTTACTCCCCAAACTGATGATTTTGGAAAAAGTCTCATAAGATTTTCTAATGAATCAGTTATAACTAATGAAGCTGAAGAATGGCTAGCTTTTCAGTGCGCCACCACATATGGCCTTGATAAAGCTACTATGTCAGAAAGATTAGATTGGGTAGCTGATAATATCACACTCATCAGTCGAATAGCTCTTGACCCTATAAGTACGATAACTGAATGGGAGGGAGCTGAAGAGTCGTGGCAGTTTTTAGCCAGCTGTGATGAATACTATCACTGTGTTGTCTTAAAAGACCGTAAGACCACGGGATTATGTGTAGCAACAGACGCTACATGTAGTGGCCTCCAAATTTTAGCAGGATTGGCTCGTGACAAGAGCACAGCTAAACTTGTTAACGTATTACCATCAGATAGGCCACAAGATGCTTATAAAGTAGTAGCAGAAGTTTCTAAATGGAATATACCCAAGAACCTACATAAACACTGGGATCGTAAATGTGTCAAAAGGGTCGTTATGACCATACCTTACAATGCTAAACCTTTCTCTAATCGTTCTTACATCAGGGACGCATTACTAGAAAAAGGTATAGAAATTGATAAAGATGATTTGACACAAATAGTTAAAGCTGTTAGGGATGCTATGAATAATGTAGTACCTGGACCGATGTCAGTTATGAAATGGATAGAAGATGAAGTATCCAAAGCTATCGATAGAGGTATTAAACAATTAAAGTGGGTAACACCATCTGGATTTATTGTCACACAAAAAATTAATAAAAAGAAGATAGAAGTATTAAGTTTACAATTATTAGGACGTTGTGAAATAAGAGTAGCAACAGGTGATGAGAATAAGGTAGATAGAAACAGGCATAAAGCTGCTACTGCACCTAATTTAATTCACAGTCTAGATGCTTCTTTATTACATTTAAGTGCTTTAAGGTTCAAACATCCTATTGCTTTAATACATGATAGTGTCTTATGTAGAGCTACTGATATGTCTATATTATCAAGTATAGTCAGAGAAACTTATATGCAACTTTTTGCTAAGCAAAACTATTTAAACGATTTCGCACAACAAATTGGTGCGGAAAATGAACCACCGATTATTGGAGACCTTGAACCGTCAACAGTAATTGATTCCACTTATTTTTTCTGTTAAATGTACCCATCATTATTTGATCCTTTCTTTGCACCATCTACTATTGTAGTTGTGTCTGAAGAAAGACTGAAAGCTGCCGAACTTAAAGCTAAGGAAAGGCAATTATTACAAGTTAAAGTTCAGTTAGAGAACCTTGAAGAATATTACGAAAAGTTAACTTCTGAAGTAAAAAGTCTAAAAGGTAGTGCATCTAGAGTAGGTAAAGACCTCGATTCAATGGATAAAGATCGTGATCCAGAATCACTAGAAGAAGCTCTTACTGGAGAATGAGATGTCTAGAAATGTTCATGTAACTGAAAAACCTGTTACCCTTGAGGGCTTTCAAGCTATACTATCACCTAGTAAGTTTGGATACTCATTGGCTGCTATTGTTGATAGTAATACTATTGACAAATTAGAAACTGAAAGAGCTGATGTCCTTAAATGGGCTGAATCAAAATTAAAAAACCCCAAAAGATCCACACTCAAACCTGAGCCGTGGGAAGAAGTCTCAGAGGGTAAATATAAGATTAAGTTCTCTTGGAATGAAGAGACTCGCCCTCCCGTGGTAGACACAGAGGGCACGCAAGTAACTGACACTAAAACTCCTTTATATGCAGGATCTACTGTTAAACTGGGTTTCTATCAAAAGCCTTACATTCTACGGGATGGGGTTACCTATGGTAGCAGCCTTAAGTTGGTTGGTGTACAAGTTATCTCAGTAAAAAGTGAAGCAGGTGTAGATACTGGTGATTTAGATGCTGATGCTGTTGCTGAATTATTTGGCAATACATCAGGTTTTAAAACTGCTGATCCAAATGTAACCTCTTCTACTAACACAGATGAAGAAGAAGACTTCTAAAGAAGAATCACTTTTATGGGCTAAAAAAGCTTTCAATAAGTTGAAAGAAAGTAAAACTATTAAATTCAGATCTAAACTTGAATCAGATGTTGCAAACCTATTAGAAGGTTTAGGTGTCTCTTATGAATACGAGTCTGAGAAACTCAGCTATACTATCAGCCATCATTACACTCCCGATTTTATACTTCCTAATTATACATACCTGGAAGTCAAAGGATACTGGGATTCAACCGATCGGAGAAAAGTCCTTGCGGTCAAACGTGATAATCCAGATATAGATTTGAGAATGGTATTCCAATCACCATACAATACTATATCTAAGAAAAGTAAGACGACCTATGCGAAGTGGTGTGAAAAACACGATATACCATGGACGTCTTACCACAATATTCCACTTGATTGGTTGATTTAATGGAAGAAAGTGACTTCGTGAGGCACATGCCTTGCGATAATTGTGGCTCGTCAGATGCTAATTCTTTATATACTGACGGCCACACTTTCTGTTTTGTTTGTCATAACAGAACAGGAGGTGATAACGATACTATTCACACTCATCAAATGTCAAAAACTGTCCAATTAACAGGGTCAGCTGAAAGACTAAATAAGCGTAATTTATCTGAGAAAACTAATCAATTTTATCAGATTTACAGAGATGGGAATACACTTAGGTTCCCTTACCATGATGAATCAGGCATTCTGAAAGGTGTAAAAATTAAAACAAAGCAAAAAGACTTTCGATATGAAGGAGTTTCCACTGATACTTTATTTGGTCAGCATCGCTTTCCTAATAGCGGTAAACGGATTGTTGTTACTGAAGGTGAGCTAGATGCTGCGAGCTGTTATGAAGCTATGGCAGGGTGGCCTATGGTATCCTTACCTCATGGTGCATCATCTGCCAAGAAAGACATTCAAAAGCAAATCCCATTATTTCAAGGGTATGAAGAAACGATACTCTTCTTTGATGGAGATGAGGCTGGCAGGAAGGCAGCAGAAGATGCTGCAGGAGTACTACCACCTGGGAAGGTCAAGATCGCTCGATTGGAGGGCTACAAGGATGCGTCAGAGGCATTACAAGCAAATGATCAAGAAGCCATTCGTAAAGCTATCTGGGATGCGAAACCGTATAGGCCAGATGGTATCATCGATGGGAAAAATCTTCTTGAAATTGTAACCACACCACAAGCACCATTTGACCATGAGTACCCATTCGAAGGACTTAATAAGAAACTACACGGGATCCGGTATGGAGAGCTTACAACATTTTGTGCTGGCTCTGGCTCAGGAAAGACATCCATCATGCGCCACATTGCAACTGACTTGCTCATCAAAGGGGAGTCTGTTGGGATCTTGGAGCTTGAAGCAAGTAATAGAAGAACCGCACTTGGATTGATGTCCACAGCTGTAGGTAAAAATTTACATATTGGAGACCATGAACAAACAGAACTTGAATCTGCTTTCAGATCCTCGATTGCCAATTGGAATCTCTATCTTTTTGATGGCTTTGGTTCTTTCGAACCGGATCTTATCTATAATAGAATTGAATACATGGCAACCGGATTGGAGTGTCGTGTTATATTCCTCGATCACTTAAGTATATTGCTAAGTGGATTAGACGGGGATGAACGACGAATGCTGGATCAAACTATGACTAGATTACGATCATTAGTTGAACGTACTGGTATTGCGTTGTTCCTTGTATCACATTTAAGAAGAACAGGAAATGATAGGACTTCGCACGAAGAAGGAGGTCGAGTTAGTTTGTCCTCACTTAGAGGATCTCACTCAATTGCTCAAATATCAGATCAGGTCGTTGCCCTCGAAGTCGATCAACAAACCGACTCTGATCGAAAACTTACGACTGTTAGAATCCTTAAAAATCGCTATTCAGGCGAAGTTGGCCGAGCATGTGAATTAAGTTATGATCTAAACACTTGCAGATTTATCGAACATGAAACTCAGACAGAACCAACCTTTAACCCAGCCACAGATTTTTGAAAATGGAGATTATGTACATCCGTGGTATCAATATTTAAATAAACCTAATCCACCATCGCAAGAAGCAATTGAAAAGGCTAAGTTCGTTGACAAAACCTACATCTGGAGTCGGTCCGATAGTGTTCGATCTGGAAACAAACGGTCTTCTCAATGATGCTACCAGGATCCACTGTATTGCACTCCATTGGGAAGAAGATAATCTCACGCAATCCTTTAATGATGAGCCTTATGCGAAGAATCCAAAAGATCTCCCGATGGCTGGAAATTACTCCATTACTACAGGAATCAGTTGGCTCGAAACTGCTGACGTTCTTATTGGTCACAATATCATCGGCTTTGACATACCTATTATTAAAAGGCTTTACCCCTATTTTAATCCTCGTGGCCTTGTTATTGATACTCTTTTGTTATCTCGCTTATATCATCCGAATTTACTCGATATAGATAAAAAACATAATTGGAAACATATGCCATTGCAGTTATATGGCAGACATTCTTTAGAGGCATATGGTTATAGATTGAACGAATATAAAGGTAATTTTAGTAAAACCACTGATTGGAAAGAGTGGTCACAAGATATGCAAGATTACTGTATACAAGATGTTATGGTTACCACCAAACTATGCAAACATTTTCTACCTTACCTGAATGGGTTGCGTTAGAACATAAAGTAGCACAAATTTTAACTCAACAAGAAATCCATGGATGGTATTTTGATGAACGCTCTGCACGGGAACTTGAATCGACTCTCAGAAGAGAGTATGAAGAGACTACGCAGTTATTACGAAACAGGTATCCTTTCGTCAAAGGATCAGAATTTACTCCTAAACGAACTAATGCTAGAACAGGATACGTTGAAGGAGCTACACTCACTAAATTAAAGGAGTTCAACCCTACATCTAGGGATCATATATCATGGATCTTACAAACACATTATGGTTGGACGCCTTCATCAATGACGACCTCAGGGAAGGCAGTTATAGACGAGACCGTGTTAAAAGACATTGGATCGGATATAGCTCTGAATTTTCTGAAACTACTGACTCTGACAAAGCAGCTTGGGATGATATCAGAAGGCGTGAACGCATGGCAGAAGCTATGTACGAAGTCTAGGATCCATCACCATTGTTCGGTAGCAACAGCTACATTTAGATGCGCCCATCGTACTCCAAATTTAGGTCAGGTACCGAGTGATGAAAGATTTAGACGTTTATTTACGGCTACGCCAGGTTTACGAATGGTTTCTGCTGACCTTAGTGGGATTGAGTTACGTATGCTTGCTCATTATCTCGCACGATATGATTCAGGAAGATACGCTAAAGTGCTTATCGAAGGGGACATACACCAGGAAAATGCTGATAAAATTGGAGTCACTCGTAAACAAATAAAAACAATTTCGTACGCATTTCTTTATGGGGCGGGCGATGCCAAACTAGGTTATTCTTATGACAAACAGCTTTCCGAGAACAAGGCGAAGAAAAAAGGTAAGGAAATTCGTGAAGCCTATATTAATGCCATTCCAGGCCTTAAGGAATTATTGGAAGGCGTACACAAGGCTAGTGAGAGGGGTTTTCTTTATGGACTCGACCACCGTCGTATCCTCGTTGACTCGCGGCATAAGTCCCTCAACTACCTTTTACAAGGATCATCAGCGATTCTCGCGAAAAAATGGATGATGTTAGTCCATGATAAATTACCTGAAGATGCTCATCAATTAGCATTTATACATGATGAACTTCAGTATGAATGCACACACTCATCAGTTAACGACTTGAAATTTAATTTAGAATTATCAGCAGTTGAATCTGGAGAGTTTTATAAAATGAGATGTCCAATAGCTGCAGAAGCTAAGGAGGGTATAAATTGGGCAGAGACACACTGATGGCTATTACGAAAAGTTGCTGTGCTTGTAAAGAAGACAAGCCTTTAGAAGAATTCCATAAAGATTCTCGTGAACCTGATGGTCGAAGACCAGATTGTGCTGATTGCCGGAATAAAAATCAAAAGACAATCAGAGACTTAAGAAAAATAGTTGGAGAACCTCCACAAAATTGTCAATGCTGCGGTAGACCCGCAAAAAACCACAAATTATCATTAGATCATGACCATGAAACAGGTGAATTCAGAGGATGGCTTTGTCAACCTTGTAATAGATCTTTAGGTATAATAGGTGACGACCTAGAAAGTGTAATGAGATTTGTTACTTATTTAACTAATGTATGAAATTATTAATCGATGCAGATTTCATCGTCTATAAGGCGTGCGCGGCTGCAGAAAGTGAAGTGGACTTTGGCAATGATGTCATTCTTGTCACTTCTAATTTTAGCAATGCATACAACGCCACTAAGAGAGAACTTACCAAACTTAAAAACAAATTTGGGTCATTCTCTACTTTAATATTATTCTTTTCGGATAGCTTGAATTTTAGGAAAAAAATTCTAGCAGATTATAAAGGACATCGTAATCGTAAAAAACCATGTGGTTATAAGCGTGTTATCAATAAACTCAAGACTGAGTTTGAAGTGATAATAATGCCTACGCTAGAAGCAGATGATGCGATGGGTGTTTATAGCACACAATATCCAGGTAATATTATATGCAGTCCCGATAAAGATATGCGACAAATACCTGGAAAATTATATAATATGGAAGAAACCACACTCATCAGTGAGTCAGATGGAGCAAAATGGCATCTAATTCAATCCATGGCTGGAGATCAAACAGATGGGTATTCTGGAGTACCAGGAATTGGCGTGAAACGTGCTGAATCCCTTTTCAAAGAAAAAGGCTATAATTGGAAAACAGTTGTAGAAACTTTTGAAGAAAAAGGTTTATCTGAAGATGAGGCTTTAATTAATGCACGGCTTGCTAAAATTTTAACTAAAGACGACTATGACTTCAAAGAAAAAAGACCAATACTATGGTCTCCCAGCTCCGATTACAAAGTTGACGATGGAGCAAGAGTTCCAACTGAAAAAATTGGAGCTAAGGTTAAATAGTGGTGAGGTTCAATACGAAGACCTTGCTACTATATTTATAGCTATGCAGCATCAAAACTTTGTTCTATCAAATTCACTCACCAATTTAGTTGAAAAATGGCCAAAGGTCCCACCTACTATCAACGAGGTTCCTGCGATGTTTGGGATTTTATTAGAGAACAAGAACTAAACTTCCACCTCGGTAATGCTATTAAGTATATATGCAGAGCAGGTTATAAAGATAATAAAATACAAGATTTAGAAAAAGCTATTCATTATTTAGAAAACGAAATCCACCATGAAAAAAACCTTCTTATCAGATCAGGCAAAGGAATTCCGATCCAAATACGGGATACCGAATAGTGCTGATCGACCTTCTAGAGCAAGGCAACATAATTTAATTGTCGAAGAATTTAGAGAATTTTTAGAAGCTGAAGGTATGTTATTTCTTCATGGCAGAAACCATCAAGAAAATGCATTAAAAGAACTTGCTGATTTAGTTTATGTATGCTATCAATATGCAGAGAATATGGGTTGGTTTTTAGATGAAGCGTTGAATAGAGTACATAAAAGTAATATGTCCAAACTCGATGAGGACGGTAAACCAATATATCGAGATGATGGAAAGGTTCTTAAAGGGCCTAATTATGAACCACCTGATTTATCGGATCTTTTTTGAAATGACTACAGAATTAATCTCCCGCACTGGTCGGGTCCAACAATGGTTGGATAACCCAGAATCACGATTGCCAGTAAGTTGTACTGTATTCGTTGTCGAAGATAGCATGGAAGGTCCAGAAGGCATCGAGGCTAGCTGGAGGTTTGCATCACATGCATTGAGGCATGGGGCTGGTTGTGCAGTACACTTATCAAAACTCAGGCCTAAAGGTCACGAGAATGGAAAAGGTTTGACAGCCAGTGGTCCAGTCTCATTCGCAAAAATTTATTCAGTATTAAATGAAACACTCCGCAGGGGCGGGCATTATAAAAATGGGGCGATTGTTGCCCATTTGGATATTGACCACGCCGATATTCTTGAGTTCGTGCGCACTCCTAGAGCTGAACTCCCTTGGATCAAAAGGACGGTCGATCTTGATTCGGGAAGGTGGCAAAACGCAGATAATCAAACAAAAGATGCAATCCTCTACGGAATCAAGTCAGGGGATATTTGGCTCAACAAAATAAAATACGATAATAATGGAGAACGAATCTATGGCAACGTCTGTCTTGAGGTTTACTTGCCCTCACGAGGAACATGCTTGTTACAGCATGTCAATCTCTCTGCCTGTACTACAGGAAACCTCAAGTCGGCTTTCGTTGAAGGTATGTCCGAGTTGTGCGAGCTCCATGGTAGAACAAATATCGACTCAACTGGAGAATACTTGTCAGCTGATATCGACCGCCAAGTTGGGCTCGGAGTACTCGGTTTAGCAAATTTACTTCGTAGAAACGAGGTAACTTATGAAGAATTTGGTGACGCATTAGAGTCAATTAATAAGGGAACACCTTGCACAGGTATGCCTGGTGTTATAGCTTGGGAAATGAAGCAAGGTATTGAGGCGGCTGCACAAATAGCAAGAGAGAATAATATGGTACGTGCCTTTGCTATAGCACCTACTGCCTCTTGCTCATATAGAAGTAAAGATCTGGATGGTTATACAGCCACACCAGAAATAGCACCTCCAATAAGCCGTTCTGTAGATAGAGATAGCGGTACTTTTGGAGTGGAACATTTTGAATATGGCGATGTTGAAATCGCTAGTGAAGTCGGCTGGGATGCTTACAAGAATGTAGCAGATCAGTTGATGATTATGTTAAATAATACAGGACTTCTTCACGGCTATTCATTTAATAGCTGGAGCGACGTCGTTACATACGACAGAAACTTCGTGGAAGAGTGGTTACTCTCACCCCAGACCTCCTTATACTACTCCCTGCAAGTAATGTCAGATACACAAGATAAGACCGATGCGTATGCAGCATTAGATCAAGCTGATGTCGATGATTACTTACAGGATATTCTCGGAAACGAGCCTATAACCTGTGATTGTCAAGAATAATGAGAAAACATCCTTATGATAAATTATTAGACCGTAAAAGAAAGTGGTCGCCTGTAAAACCCACCGCTGGAATATTTAAAGATGGAGCAGAAGAAACCATCATGCGTGCTCTCTCAGTACGTCATATGGAGCTACCTGTTGGTTCCTTCATTAAGGAAGGTCTTGAAAAGAACGTTCCCAATAACGCTAGAAAGCTATTAGAATCAAATGTAGAAGATGAAGAAAGGCATGATCTTGCTTTACAGTACATAGTAAATGCCTATGGTGCAAATGAAAATGCAGAAAAAGAGGGGAAGTTATTAAGAGATGCCTGGATTTCACACCCTGATCACACTATTGTCAAAGCTCTGGTTGCAGAACGGGCCATCTTCTTTGTTCTACTCCCTTTCTTTAGGTTTAATGGGTGCGCTGCTCTTCGCACTGTATCTGCCGATATCTCCAGGGACGAGCAGATCCATGTCGGAGCGAATTCTCTTGTATGCCATGAGTTGGGCCTATCTCCTTCTCCTTCTTTGGATAAACTTAGGAAAGCCACCATTAATTGGGTATTACAGCCATTAGGTACAAATACCTACGATAGATATTTGGACAAAAAATTTTGGTTAGATGCTAGTGATCGGTTAATGTATGAGGGCAAAGCCCCAGAATTTTCAGAAACAAAATCAGCTAGAATGCCAGCTTTTTTTGAGCATAGCAATGTAAACCTACCTCAATATGCATGACATCACCCTAAATACTTTAAAATTACATAACGAAAGACTATCAGAATTGATAGATGAAATTGAGGGCCATTTTAAATGGAGACCTGTTCACCCAAAAGAACCAATTGAATCAATAATGTATAGAGCTGGTCAAGCAAGTGTTATTGATTATATAAAATCCAAAATGGAGGAAGAATAGAAAATGTGCGCCCCAGCAGTAATCGCACCTGCAGCAACATTGATAGGAGGTTTATTAATCTCATCAATGTTTAAAGGTAAAGGTCCAAGAATGGAGATGGCTAAAGCAGCGCCAATTGAGAAACCTCAAGTCACAGAAGAAGATGCTCCAGTCGAAGAATTAAAAGCAGATGATAAGCCAGCACCAATTGCAAAGCCAACTAAACGTGCTAAGTTAGGGATTAATCCTGATATGACACCAAGTGATTTGAAAACACCAGGAGTATCAGGTGGGACTCCAGTTCCAGGTGGTAGGACATCTCCTACAGGAGTAGTGAACCCATGAAGGCAAGAGATAGGTACATTCAATTAAGTTCTAGTCGTCAACAATTTCTAGATACTGCAGTTGAATGTTCACGACTAACTCTTCCCTATTTAATCATCGATGATGATAGAGTTAAGGAACCGAAACGAAGATTAGCAACCCCTTGGCAGTCAGTCGGTGCAAAATGTGTAGTAAATTTAGCGGCAAAATTAATGCTTGCTTTAGTCCCACCACAAACTACATTTTTTAAATTACAAATTAGAGATGATAAATTAGGTGAAGAAATACCACCTGAAGTACGAAGTGAATTAGATTTATCCTTTTCTAAAATTGAAAGGATGGTAATGGATTATATCAATGCTTCTAATGATAGAGTAGTGATACATCAAGCATTAAAACATTTAATTGTTGGTGGAAACACACTCATCTTCATGGGCAAAGATGGTTTAAAAAATTACCCAATAAATCGTTATGTGGTCAACAGAGATGGTGATGGTAACGTTTTAGAAATCATCACAAAAGAATTGATTAGTAGAAAGGTTTTAGGTATGGAACCGCCTGAACCTACTAAACCAAATCCTCCAGGGGATGATGGATATAAAACAGGTTCCGATGATGACGACGTAGAAGTGTATACTTACGTCCGATTGGATGAGAAAAGTGGACGTTGGGTTTGGCATCAAGAATGTTTTGATAAAATACTTCCTGGTAGCCGTAGCACAGCACCAAAGAAAACCTCACCATGGTTAGTATTAAGATTTAATACTGTAGATTCAGAAGATTATGGCCGTTCAAGAGTTGAAGAGTTTCTTGGTGATATACGTTCACTTGAAGCGTTAACTCAGGCACTTGTAGAAGGCTCTGCAGCGGCTGCTAAGGTGGTGTTCCTTGTATCACCATCATCAACCACAAAACCAAAGACTATAGCCGATGCTGGTAACGGTGCAATCGTTCAGGGTAGGCCTGACGACGTTTCGGTAATCCAGGTAGGGAAAACTGCCGATTTCCGAACAGCAGCTGAACAAGCAGCAGCTTTAGAACGCAGAATAAACGATGCATTCCTTGTCTTACAAATTAGACAAAGTGAACGTACAACTGCAGAGGAGGTTCGCCTCACTCAAATGGAATTAGAACAGCAATTGGGTGGGCTCTTCAGCTTGCTCACGATTGAGTTTTTAATACCATACTTGGCTAGAACTTTATTAATATTACAACGTAGTAATCAATTGCCTAAGTTACCAAAGGATTTAGTAAGACCGACTATCGTTGCTGGAGTTAATGCTCTAGGGCGTGGTCAAGACAGAGAAAGTCTTATGCAATTTATTGGAACTATTGCACAAACAATGGGCCCAGAAGCCATGATGCAATATGTAAATCCAGGTGAAGCTATTAAACGATTAGCAGCAGCTCAAGGTATTGATGTACTTAACCTGATTAAGAGCCAAGAACAAATGCAACAAGAAATGCAAGCTGTTCAACAACAACAGATGCAGCAATCTCTTATGGATCAAGCTGGTCAGTTAGCGAAAGCCCCTGCATTTGATCCATCTAAACAACCTAATCCAAATGGAGAACAAACCGACCAGGCCGCGCAAGGCCCGCCGCCGGAAGCCGAAGTTACCGGAGGTTAGTAAACCTGAAACATTGGAAGTCACTAAATTAGAACCCGCTCTGGAACCTCCAGATAAAATGTATGCCAAAAAAGAAAAAATTGGCGCACCAAAAATAGGCCGAGGTGTTAACTATGTTGAAACTGTTGGCCTTGGAAATCTTAAAGTAATTACAGCTAATGGCAGAAACTCTGACGTATGATCCCACTCCAGCAGATCAAGCCGAATTCACTGAAGAAGAACAGAATTCACTTGAAGTAGGTGAAAAACTTGCTGAACAAGAAGGAGAACTTCTCGCTGGTAAATATAAAGATGCTCAAGAATTAGAGCAAGCTTATATTGAACTGCAAAAAAAGTTAGGTTCTGATAAACAAGAATCTAAAGAAGACGTTACTGAAGATTCACCTGAATCTACAGATAAAGAACAAGAGAAACCTGAAGCTTCAGAAGATCCTGATTATAAAGATGGTTATCTTGAAGATGGTAAGGTTAATTATGAAAGAGTTAACGAAGTTTACGGTGATAAACTTGGTAAGGTATTTGAAGATGCTGAGTTAGATCCTTTTTCTATCAGTAAAGAATTCCATGATAATAAAGGTTCTCTTTCTGAGGAAAGCAAACAAAAACTTATAGATAGTGGACTATCTGAAGCTAGTGTTGACTCTTATTTAGCAGGTAGAGCCGCTGAATCAGGTTATGATAAATCAGGTAGTATAGAAGATCTTACAGATAAAGAAGCTATGGACATCTACAATTCTGTAGGTGGACAAGATGAATACAACAAAATATTAAAATGGGCTGTAGATAATATACCGGAAAAAGAAGCAGAAGCTTTTGATTCCATTGTAAATACTGGCAAACCAGATGCTATACAACTATTAGTATCAGGATTAAAAGCTAGATATGAAGAAGCAAATGGTTATGAAGGACGTATGTTAACAGGCAAAGCCGCTCAAGCTAATACAGATGTATTCCGTAGTCAAGCTGAAGTAGTAAGGGCTATGAATGACCCACGCTATGAAAGCGATCCGGCTTACAGACTAGATGTATTTGAAAAATTAGATAGATCTGACATCAATTTCTAACGTATAATGGCGGCTCGAATCATATCGTAACCGCCAGTTATTTTATTTTTAAACAATGACAACAGTAACATTAACGAACCAAAATAAAAACTGGCAGAGTTTCTGTGACTGGGTTACC